GTGTTTGTGTTTGTAGTGTTATTGGTTTATAAATAATTGTAAAGTTCTTTTATTAAATTGTAGGCCTCTTTGTAACTATCAAAAAAGGTTTCTTTGCCTTTGTCAAAATCAGTTATTAAATATTCACACTCTCCGCCCATCATCGAGCAGATTATAATACCATTTTCAAGGGCTATATAAGTGTAACCGCTATTTTGATTGAAACCTATTTCCGATATTTCCTCTCCTATTGTTGCGTAAGTCTCAAAACATTTGCTTAATCCCATAGACTCGGCAAAGCAAATACTATTGCGTGTAAATCCGTTAATTGTTAGTTCTGTTTGTTGTTGCATTGTATTAGGTTTTATTTTTTGTATTGGGTTAACTCTTGCCAAATTGTTTTGGCTAATGTGTAGATTAAGATACCGCCAATTAGAAAGCCGATAAGCTCAAGGAGTGTGATGTGTGTGTTCATGTTAGTAATCTTTAATAGTTAAGGTAATAAGTAGCTTTGCTACATAAGAAATAATAATACAGAATAAAGCTAATTCGATGTAAAATAATACTATCATTTTATTTTGTTTTATTGGTTATTAAATTAGTTAAGAACAAACAGCAAAGAGCAATGGAGGGGCCCAGAGTCTCAGCCTTGTAATAGATTGCACCTATTAACAATAGGGCTAAAATTGTGGTAATTTGTTTCATGTTTTGTGGTTTTATTGTTACTAATGAGACCTAAAGATAAGGGTTAATATTGTAAATAATGTTAAATAGTGTTAAAAGATTGTAAATAATATAAAATATTTTGGTACGTATTTAGACCAGTGGTAAACTTATTTTACCTGTTCATATTGTGTGGATATATTATATATTGTATTATACATTATATAATGTATATTATATTATACATGGTATATTGTATTATATAATAAATAATAAATACTATATTATATTAGGACCGCTTTACTAGTTGTATCAAATTTGTGCTAGTGATTAATTAGCCCATAGATTGTTATGTTTTGTCAGTGAGTTAGTAACATATCATATAGTAAAATACATAAGCTAATACACTACGAAAGTGTTCATATTTAACATAATGGTAATTATAAGACAAAAGTATTACTGAATATCAGTTAGTTATGTATTAAAAAATAGTACTATGCACCCCCTCCACTCTTTTTTAGCGTAATCAATGGTGTAACACCCTTGTGCCCCTCATATTTTTGATATAAAACATTGTTTTGCGATATTTTAATATTTGGTATTATTGTTGTAGCTTTGACTTCTATGAAAGATACCGTATGTAAGAGATTGTACAAATGCAAGTGTGGTGTTATTAGGGAGGAGTATGTTTGGAGTAGTGAGATTAGGGAGAAGGAGTTTGAGTGTGAGAAGTGTGGAAAGGCACTTGGGTTTAATAATATCAAGATAGACAAGGTGGTGAGCATTGTCTCTATACGAACGCCAACCAAAAACCGATAATATGAACGCAGAATTTAAGGATATAACGAAAGAAGCATTTATCATTGCTTACAGAGAGAATTTTGGAAATATTACTATTGCTTGTCAAGCGTGTGGTATTAGTAGGACCATGTATCAAGGATGGATGAAAAATGATATGGAGTTTAGAAAGACGTTAGCTGAAATAGAGCCAGAGGAAATTATGTTGGATTGGGGTGAGCATAAGCTGATGGAGAGGATTACTAAGGGCGATACGTTAGCTACGATGTTCTTACTTAAGACAAAAGGTAAAAGAAGAGGGTATATTGAAAAGACGGAGGTGGCTCACGAAGGTGATGTGGTTAAGCAGATTACTGTTAACGTATTAAAGCCTGGTACTACCTTGGCAGATATTCCAAAATTGGATGGTGACGAGAACAAGCAATTACCAAAAAGTTCGCCAATAGAGAACTTTGAGTCTGAAAATTCCGAGATTATGAACTTTGATACCCAAACTGACGATACTTATTTTGTTCCAGCTACTGCCGCTACGGTTCCTAGTTTTGATACCGAACAATTAATGGAAGTTCCGCTGTATAATCACGACAAAGGTGAGGTATTGGACTTGAACGAAGATGAGCAATACGAGGAGTAGTGTTTAAAGGCCATTTTAAGGCGATTCTAGCCATTATCTATACCATAGTAGTATATTGACCTTAAAAATATATTACATAGTCTTAAATCGCTTTAATTTAATTTTTTAATTATTGGTAGTCATACTACTCAAGTGTTCACTAATTTAAACTGTACACGAATACGTGAACAAAAATTATAAACTCTTGTTTTACCTAAATTATAATATCCTGCTTTAAAGTAACATATAGGTATTCTTATTTTACTTTACTCAATCAATAATGAGTGATATATAAGTCAAAATGAGCCGATTTTGATTGATATACGGCTCATTAACGATTGATAAGTGTCAAATAGTAGGATTATTGACTTATGTTACCCCTACCTCGCTATAAAACCAAAAAGTTGTAGCTTCGTTTCACCAAACCATATTTTTTAATTTTTTCCCATGACTTATGAACGTAACCACCAATGTCGTTTTCGAAATACTACAAGGAAGCCAAAAAAAAATATCTGTCATGCAAGGCGGAACAAGAAGTGGCAAAACCTACAATATCTTGACTTGGTTTGTAGTAAAGCTCTTGCAGGAAAGCGGAAAGACCTTGACTATCTGTCGTTCCTCGCTACCGTCTATAAAGGGTTCCGTAATGAGAGACTTTGTAGAGATACTTTCGAAATATGGGTTATACTCAGAGGAAAAACACAACAAATCAGAAAACCTTTATTTTTTGGGTAATAATACGGTAGAGTTCGTATCAACAGACCAACCACAGAAGATTAGAGGTAGAAAACGTAATTACCTTTTTATCAACGAGGCCAACGAGGTAAACTACGAATCATGGATGCAGTTAGCCCTGAGAACCACAGAAAAGATAGTAATTGACTATAACCCCTCAGATTACTACAGTTGGATTTACGATAAGGTTGTTCCAAGAGAAGATGCCGATTTTACCATCACTACTTACAAAGACAATCCATTTTTAGAGAAGTCACTGGTAGAAGAGATTGAAAGATTAAGAGATTCAGATGCTCAGTACTGGAGAGTTTATGGTTTAGGAGAAAGAGCAATATCAGAAGCAACTATTTACACTCATTGGAAACGCAGACGTAACTTCCCAGAAGGAGGAGAGATATTTTATGGCCTCGATTTTGGTTATAACAATCAAACGGCACTTGTTCGTGCCAAACACTACGATGGTGAGATATACGTGGAGCAACTTGTGTACGAGACTAAAATGTCCACTTCAGTACTTATCGACAAACTAAAGTCTTTGGGCCTTGGTAAGCGAGATGAAATATTCGCAGATGCCGCAGAGCCTAAAACTATCGCAGAAATTAATAAAGCTGGTTTTAACCTAAAAACAGCAATTAAAGATGTTTTCGCTGGAATCAATAAGGTAAAATCATTTTCTTTGTATGTTAAAAGCGATAGCTTAGATTTGTTGGATGAAGTCAAAAACTATAAATGGAAAACCGACCACGATGGTAATACACTCGATGAACCAGTTAAGTTTAGAGACCACTTAATGGATGCCATGAGGTATGCCATATACACAAAATTCGCCAAACCAAAAAGGGGTTGGGTAGTGTAGGCTAAAAATTTGTTACTTTTGTAAAAATATCATATAGCGTGAAATTAAATGAAATATTAGCAGCGATTAATCCTTTTCAACAAAAGGCGAAAGCTCCAAACGGAATGATAAATGTTACAAGCCCATTTGCTGATTTTGGAGGATTACTTGCTGGAAGAACCTTATATCCAGAACTTAACCAAAGAAAATTTGTACTTGACTACGAAAACAATAGTGAGGTATATGCAATCATAAAGCGTATATCTAAAACTGTATCTACTGTACCATTTTACGTTTACAAAGTAAAAGACAAGAAATCACTTATTCGCTACTCAGCACTTACTAAAAACTCTACAACAACTCAAGACTTGGCTAAAGCTGAGTTAATGAGAGTTAAGGCAATTAGTGAGATTGCAGATTCCCCATTAAACGATTTATTAGAAAAACCAAACGAATATCAATCTCTTTCTGAGTTTATTGAAAGCGTTATTGGTTATAAACTTATTTGCGGCAATTCTTTTGTATGGGCCAACCGATTAGAAAACGGTAAGGTTCAAGAATTAGTCGTGCTCCCTCCGCAATACATGGCCATCATTTCTGATGGTACTATCAATGGGGTTGAAGGTTATTCTTTTACACTTGTTGGATGGGACTTCTTAGATGCGAAAGACGTAATCCATCTAAAATACTTCAACCCTTACTTTGACACTAACGGTAATCAACTATACGGACTTAGCCCTTTACAAGCTGCTTACAGAACTGTTCAGCGTAGCAACGATGCCAAAGATACATCTGTTGGCATGTTACAAAATCAAGGACCTAAAGGTATCTTATATGCTGACGAAGGTAATAACTTCGGACAAGAAGAAGCTGGTAAGTTAAAAGAAGATTTCTACAATCAGTACGGAACTAAGACCCAAGGTCAAATTGTTCAGAACGCTGGTAAGATTTTAATTGCTGGTGCTAAGTTGGGATGGGTTAACATGGGATTATCTCCTATTGACCTTCAGCTTTTAGAATCTGAGAAAGTTACTCTTAGAGAACTTTGTAATGTGTACGGAGTAAACTCTGCGTTGTTTAACGACCCAGATAACAAGACTTATAACAACATGAAAGAAGCTAAAAAGGAAATGCTTACGCAAGTAGTACTTCCAGAGTTAGTAGCACTTCGTGATGCTTTCAATAGATTCTTTGCTATAGAAATTGGTAATGGCTACTATATTGATTTTGATATTACAGTATTCCCAGAGTTGCAAGAAGATATGAAAGAACTTTCTGCTATCCTATCTCAATCATGGTGGATTAGTCCTAATGAAAAAAGAGCAGCTATGCGTTATGATACATCTTCTGACCCAGTAATGGATGAGATATTCATACCAGCAGGTTACTTACCTATTGATGAGTTAACAATGTTACAAGACCCTAGAAATGCTCAACAACAAGGAGATTACAATGTACCTCCAGTAAAATAATGGCTAAAATAGTCACGCCTTCTCAGCAGTTTGCTTTGCAGCAGAAGATTGCAAGGAAATCAGTAAGAGAGTATCAGCCTAAGATATTGGCTGCTTTACAATCTGACTTTGACAAGGCTGCTGATTTGGTTAAGGATTACGGAGCACAACAAACTATCAATAATCAGAACGCATTATTTGACGGAAAGAATATTAATAATATTTTACGAACTTTGTACGAGAGTACAGGTGGTTATACCGCTATGAAGTACGAAAAGATATTTGACAAGTATAAAAAAGACGAATCAGTAGATTTAGACCCTCTGAACATTATGGATGAATGGTTAGCTTTCATGTTGTCTTATTGGACAACCTATAGCGGAACTAAAATGTACGGAATTGAAAATACTACCAAGAATGAGATTACAAGAATATTGAACGGCTCTATTAGATACGGACAAGAAAATAACTTGAGTCTTAAGGAGGTTAATTCACTTGCGATTAAAAACCTAAAAGAAGGTAAAATTAACAACGCAAGGAGTCTGCTGATTGCTAGAACGGAATCTCATCAAGCATTAAGTGCTGGTATGATGGGAGCAGTTAAATTTGTTAACATACCTTTGCTTAAGCAATGGGTGGCAGCAGATTATCCTGCAAAGAATAATAGGTACAGAGATTGGCATCGAACATTGGATAGACAAACTAATCCAGATGCAGGAGGAGTAAGAATACCTATTAATCAGCCGTTTATGGTTAATACACCAGAAAGAGGAGTAATTGAGATGCAATACGCACATGATGCAAACGGAGGTGCAATGAATAATTGTAACTGTAGATGTTGTACGGTGTTTATTGCTTAAACAAATATATATGAGTAATTTTTATAACAAGAAAGCAGTTAGTGGTGTACCAGTCGATATGGCTGATGACACAAGAACTATTGAAGTTTACTATTCTGCGTTTGGAAATGTAGATAGCGATGGCGATATAATTATGCCAGGCTCATTTACCAAGTCTATTAAAGAGAATGGTCCACAAGGCAAGAATAGAATCTGGCACTTGTTTAACCACTCTACAGACAAACCAGTATCTAAGCCAAAGGAATTGGTGGAAGATGCGTTTGGTTTAAAGGCAATCGTTAAGATGCCTAATACAACTTTAGGTAGAGATACTTACGAGTTGTATAAAGAAGGTCATATCACAGAACATAGCATTGGATTTCAGACTATAAAGTCTCAAGCTAAGTCTGGGTATAACGAAATTCAAGAAATTAAATTGTTTGAAGGTTCTTCAGTTTTATGGGGAGCCAATTCTAATACGCCAACAGTAATGGTTAAATCTGAAATCAAATCAACTCTAATTGACGAGATAGCTAAAACTATCAAGTCTTTAAGAAATGGTTTTTATACAGACGAAACATTTAGTTTGTTAGAATTAAAACTTAAACAATTACAACAATATCTCGCAGAGATGGAAGATGAAGAATCAGTCGTTTCGGAAGAACAACCGCCAGTAGAGGCACCAACTGAGTTGCAACCAGAAGGTGAATCAGAGATGGCATTGGAAGAAGAAGAGGACCCGATGGTTTCCATTGAAATTGAGGTAAGCAAATATTTACAATCATTTAAAATTTTTAACTAATGGTAGAAGAAATTAAAAGTGCTTTCGAAGGCGTTAAAACCGAAGTAAACGGTGCTATCGAAACACTAAAAGCTGATAACGCAGTAGCGGTAGATGGCTTAAAAATAGAATTAGAAGAATTAAAATCTCAAGTTGCTGTAGTAAAAGATGCTGCAGACAAATTAGAGGCAAAAAACAATCGTAAGACAATGAACGAAAATCAATTTAAAGGTTTCAATGCCACTTTAGGTGAGCAAATTGAAAAAAATGCGGACAACATCGCAAAATTAGGTCGTGGTGAAATGAAGAATACTTCTTTCATTATGGACACTAAAGCAGTAGGTAACATGACAGAAGCAGTAAATTTGACTGGAGATATTCCTCGTCAATATGCTAATCAAGTTTATGGTTTGCCTTCTCGTAAAATCCACGTTAGAAGTTTGTTACCAGTAGGTACAATTTCTCAAGGATTATTTACTTTCCCTCAAGAAACTGGTGGCGAAGGTGCTCCAGCTAACCAAACTCAAGGTAGTGCTAAAGCACAAGTTGATTTTGATATTAGCATGGTTAATGCTCCTGCTCAAGTTATTGCTGGTTACGTTAAAATCTCTCGTCAAATGTTAGATGACGTTCCTGCTATGACTTCTTTCTTACAATCTCGTTTGTTAGAAAAATATCTAGTAGCTGAAGATAGCCAATTATTATTCGGTGCTGGTACAGGTGTAAACTTGACTGGTTTGACTATTAATGCTGCTGCTGCAACTGGTGCTGCAACTGTTGACGTTGAGCAATTAGTACAAGCTATTGCACAAGTTGAAACTAGCAATTACTCTGCAACTGGTATCTTAATTAGCCCTACAGATTGGGCTGCTATTGTAAACACTAAAAACTCTGGTTCTGCATACTCTTTACCAGGTTCTACAGTAGTTACAGTTGATGGTCAATTATCTATCGCTGGTATTCCTATCTACAAGTCTACAGCAATGACTGTTGACAAGTTCTTAGTAGGAGACTGGTCTATGGGTGCTCAAATCATGCAACGTAATGGTATCTCTGTTCAATTCTTTGACCAAGATGGTAACAACGCTGTTGAGAACATGATTACAGTTCGTGTTGAGGCAAGAATCGCATTCCCTATCTACTACGCAAGTGCGTTTGTTTATGGTGACTTCGGTAATGTAGCTTAATCTTAGATTAACTCAAATATAAAGGGGGCAGCCAAAAACTGCCTCCTTTTTTATGTCTACTATATTTTAGTTATTTTTGTAAAAATATCGGTTTATGCAAATTATAAGGGATGTCACAACCACAGTAGAACCAGCTTCGGAACCAATAACATTGTCTGAAGCTAAGAACTATCTAAAGGTTGACTTTGATGATGATAACGACTTAATTACTTCTTTAATAGTTGCAGCAAGAGTTAGATTAGAAAAATATGCTGGTGTGGCTATGACAGCTCGTACTTTACAAGTTGTAGCTTATGTGGATGAGTTTATAGAACTACCATACGCACCACTTAACAATATCACTAAAGTAGAATATTGGGATAATAATGCTTGGGAAGAAATTACCATACCAGAGTATAATGTTTTAGGCACTACTTACAAAAAAGTATATATGAATGCCGTTACTCACATGGAGTTTAGGTTTACCTATACTTGTGGTTATGCAACTACTCCTGCAGTAATGAAAACAGCCTTGTATAAGATACTTGCTGACTTGTATGATTACAGAGAATCTTCTGTAGAGGATAGTAAGCCAAATGCTAACATAGCATCTGCATACGAATTAATGAAGCCTTTTAAACGAGTAAGCATAATATTATAATGATAAGTAGCTTAAAAAATAGGATTACTTTTCAATCTAAGACTTCAGAGTCAGATGGAGCTGGTGGTCAAGTCTTAACAGATGTAGATTACTATACTTGCTGGGCTGAGATATTTAGAGAGAATCAAAATAAAACAAACATAGCTGGTAAGGATTCTTTGTCAGATAATATTGTTTTTAGGATTAGAGATGCTCAAAGCATTACTATTTCTAATGACCTTACTATTTACTATGATGGCAATATCTACCTAATCAGTAGTATTATTGATGAATTAGACAAAAATAATTATTTAAGAATCACTTGTTCTACTTTGAAAAGAGTTGATACTTGGGATAGTATTACTGCTTTCTGGGAGAATGTTAGTACAACCTGGGAAACAACATAATGTCATTCAGAATAGAATACAAGGGTATAGATAGGCTTTCTAAGCGATTTAAGGCTGCTCCAGAAGAAGTTAAGAAAAAGGTTCACGATATAATAAATGTGACCGTTTTGAGTATCGAGAATAACGCTAGGGCACGTGCACCGTTAGGAGAGACTTATGGTTTAAAAGGTTCTATATATAGCATCCCATATAGTGGAAGTTATGGTGCGGTAGTTGGAGCACGTATTTATTACTCGCCTTTTGTCGAGTTTGGTACTGGTCCAGGATTCCAAATACCAGTATATAGGAACTTAAATATGACGTCACTTGAGGGGTATGCAAATACATTTAAACGAAATAAAGGAAATGTAGTAAATTTGCCCCATAGACCGTTCTTATTTAATACAGCTTCGGAAGAACTATATAAAATGGTTAATACAATTAAAAAAATTAAAATATAATGGCTACTCTTCAAGGTAAAGCGGTAAAAAATACATATAGACAAGTATTACAAATTGGTGCTAATAATGTTGGCGTAAGTGGTACTTCTCAAAGAGTACAAGATGGAGCTGGTGTAAATACCGCTTTGTCGCTTTCTACAATAGCAGCTACAATTCATGGAGATTTAACTATCACTGGTGATTTGATTATTACTGGTGGTGGTATTCAAATACAAGACCTAATTGATGATACAGTAGCAAGTTTGATACAAAACGGTACTGGTATCACTTGGACTTATAATGACGGAGCAAGAACTTTAACTGGTAACTTTACTGGAACTACAAGCGTAGTACCAGAAGGAAGCAACTTATACTATACTCAAGGTAGATTTGATTCAGCTTTCGCTGCTAAGAGCACAACGAACTTGGCAGAAGGAACGAATCTTTATTTCACAGAGGCAAGGGGTAACGCAAACTTTGCAACTAACTTTGCAACTAAAACTACTACCAACCTACCAGAAGGCTCTAACTTGTACTTCACTAATGCAAGAGCAAGAACGGCATTAAGCGTAACTGCAGGAACTGGTCTATCTTACGATAATACAACTGGTGTTTTTAACTTAGCTGCTATTCCTAACGCAAGTTTGACTAATAGTTCAATTACTATCAATGGTCAAGCTGTAGCATTAGGCGGTACAGTTACCTTAACAACAACAAATATTGGTGAAGGAACTAACTTATATTTCACAGAAGCAAGAGGCAATGCTAATTTTGCAACAAATTTAGCTGCATCTACAACAACTAACTTAGCAGAGGGTACAAACCTATATTACACTCAAGCAAGATTTGATACTGCTTTTAGCAATAAGAGCACTACCAATTTAGCTGAAGGAACTAACCTTTACTATACACAAGCAAGATTCAATAGTGCTTTAGCTGCAAAGACTACAACAGACTTAGCAGAAGGCACAAATTTATATTATACAGATGCTCGTGCAAGACTTGCATTATCATCATCTGCTACTGGCTTATCTTATGCTAACAATAGTGGTGTATTTAGCTTAACTGCTGGTTATGCGATTCCTACTACTGTTAAATTAGGTCAATACGATATAGCTTACAATCGTTCTATCGTATCTGCTGCAGTAAGTGGTACTACAACAAAGACTTTAAGCCTTACTCAACAAGATGCTAATGTAATAACAGCAACTTGGACTGACCAAGGTATTACAACAATCAACGGAACTGCTAATCAGATTACAGCTACAACTGTTGCAAATACAACAACACTTGCATTTACGAATGACGTTACAATGCCAAACAACTTAGTTGTAAGTGGTAACTTAACTATCAATGGTACTGCAACTTATGTAAACACTCAATCAATATCTGCTAAAGACCCATTGTTTGAGGTTGCAAATGATAACAATTCTACAGATGCTGTAGACATAGGATATTATGGAAGATATTACGATACTCCTCAAACTCGTGTTGAGTTTACTGGTTTATTCAGAGATGCTTCTGATGCTGGTAAGTTTAAGTTCTTTACTGGCTTAGTAGATGAACCTACTAACGTAGTTAATACTACTGGAACTGGATATACTGTTGGAACTTTAGTTGCCAACTTTGAAGGTAACTTAGCTGGTACAGCAAATGCTGCAAACGCACTTTCAACTGCAAGAACAATAGCTGCAAGTGGAGATGCTGTATGGTCAGTAAGTTTTGATGGTAGTGCAAACGTAACATCTGCTTTAACATTAGCTAATACTGGAGTTACTGCATCAACTTACGGAACTTCTACTGCTGTGCCTACAATAGCTATAGACGGCAAAGGTAGAATCACAAGTGCATCAAACACAAACATTGCTTTCCCAGTTACAACAGTTAACGGATTTGCTGGAACAGTTGTTCTAACAACTTCAGATGTTGCAGAGGGTAGTAACCAATATTTCACTACAGCAAGAGCACAAGCTGCTATTTCTGGAACTGCACCAATAAGTGTTGCTTCTGGAGTAGTTTCTATATCTCAAGCTGGAGGTGCTACAAATGGTTATTTAAGTTCTACTGATTGGAACACATTTAACAATAAATTAAGCACAGCAACTGCTGCAAGTACTTATGTACCTTACACTGGTGCAACTGGTCAAGTTAACTTAGGTGCTTATGATTTAACGGTTCAAACATTAACGATTGGTAAGGGTAATAATGCTTTATCTAACAATAGTGCTTTAGGATATCAAGCGTTATTTCATGCAACTACTGGTAATTTTAATACCGCAGTAGGTTATCAATCTGGACATAATACAACAACTGCTACTTACAATACCTCAATAGGTCAATCTTCATTATTTGCTAATACTACTGGCGGTTTAAATACTGCAATCGGTGTTAACGCATTATTGAATACTACGACTGGTGCAAGTAACGTAGCTTTAGGTTTAGATTCATTACAACATAACACAAGCGGTTCATCAAATACTGCTTTAGGATATAATGCTGGTTCTCATATTACTGGAGGTTCTACTCCTAATACTACAGCTTCAAATGGTGTATTTATAGGTAGAGATTCAAAGGCTAAAGTAGATGCTGGAGCAAATGAAATCGTAATAGGTTACAATGCTGTAGGTAATGGTAGTAACACAGTTACAATAGGTAACTCTTCAATTACTAATAACTATTTTAATGGTGCAATGGCGTTAAATGGTGCATTAAGTGGTACAACTGCTACGTTTAGTGGTAATGTAAATGCTGCTGGTTTTTTAGGTAATTTATATACAAATACTTGGTATGCTGGTAGTGGTTCAACTTTATCTTTGAGAACTGCTGCATCAGGTGTTATTGCAGATTTTTCGCCAACATCTTCATATATTTTAGGCAAAGTTGCAATTAATGGCTCAACTGCACCAGCAGCAGCATTAACAGTATATGATACAACTTCTGGTAGTGAACAATTAAGATTATGTAATTCAAATGGTGGTGGTTATTGGGCATTAGGTAGAGAAAATAATACTACTGGAGATTTATATTTTAATAGTGGTGGTTCTTTAAAAGTAATTTTTAAAGCATCTGGTTTTGTAGTTATTGGTGGAACTGCGGCTTCAAGACAATTACAAGTAAATACAAGTGGAAATAACGGAATAAGAATTTTAAGTTCAAATGACAATCCAGTACTTGATTTAATGCAAAGTGCCGCTGCAAATGTAAATGCACGAAATTGGAGAATTGTAACGAATTGGGAAGGTTGGGGAACTTTTGATATTCAATCGGGTACTAATAATACAAACGACCCTGCAACAACAAGATTATCAATTAATGGTACTAATGGAGTTATTACTTTTAATAATTATGGAACTGGTACAATCACATCTACATCTGGTGTATTATCTGCCGTATCTGATATGAATTTAAAAATAGAAGATGGATTTGTAGAAAATGCTTTAGAAAAAGTAATGAATTTAAAGCCAAGATATTTCTTATGGAAAGAAGAAAGTGGATTACCAACAGATTTAAGACAATTAGGATTTTATGCACAAGAGGTAAATCAAGCATTAGGTGAAGAAGTTGCAAATACTCCAAAAGATGAAAAACAAAATTGGGGTATTTATGATAGAGGTATAATTGCTATGCTTACAAAAGCTATTCAAGAGCAACAAGGCCAAATAGAAGAATTAAAAGCAATGATTGCAGCTAAATAATTTTACCTAAATTTGTAAAAAATAACCAAATATGAAATTAGAACTAACAGAAGCAGACATGAAGCAATTAGAGGCCTTTTTCCAAGAGATGCCTACAAAGTATGGTTTACCATTGATTCAGTTCTTTGGTAAGCTAAATGAGGCTCAAAATGGCCAACAAACGGATGTTAAAGAAGTAGAGGTAGAAGGATAATGAAAGACTGCGGATATGCCATACGAAAGGCTTATTTCGATAAGATAATGGGTGCTGCCTTTGAGCTGTCAGTATATGATACTATAGCTCCAGATGGTTCAGAGCCTCCTTTCTTATTGATAAGTAGTCAGACATCAACAGAAAGTAGCGACAAAACAAGCTATAACTTTGATGTAAGCATACAGTTTGACATTATTTACAGAACCTTCAAATCTGGGGAAGTAGGGCAAAAATCGGTTGATGAATGGTCTAATGCTCTTTTAGAGATTATTGGAACCGCACCAGCTAGTTACCCCAATGCAGGTCCAGATTTTAAAATAGTTACTAGGAATATGGCATCAAACCAGGCTACTTTTGACTATGTAGAACAAGCGTATATTTTTAGAAGAATCATAGTAGTAAATCACTATGTAACTCAAATAACATAAACATAAAAAACAAATAAAATGGCAACTACAGGAATTTTTAACGGTACTTTACTCGTAGTAAAGTTAGGTGGAGTAGCATTTGCTCACTCAACATCTTGTTCATTAAGCGTAAGCACAGACTTACCAGACGCATCTACAAAAGATAGCGGTGGATGGGCTGCTCAAATTCAAGGACAACGTTCTTGGTCAGTATCAACAGATGGCTTAGCAGTTATCGAGGCTTCTGCAGCTTTAATCAACGTAGAGGATTTATTCTCTTCTATCAGCTCAAGAACTGATGTTACTTTGACTTTCTCTACTTTCGTTAGTGGTGACAAGATTTGGACTGGAACTGCACAAGTTGAGTCTTTAGACTTTACTGGTGACATGGAATCTCCAGCTACTTTCTCTGCATCATTTACTGGTACTGGAGCATTAGTGATGACTACCAACGCATAAACTAAAAACCAAAATATATGAGAGGACAATTTAACCTATCACTTTCTGATGGTAAGGTAATACCGCTTCGTTTCTGTACATGGTCTCTAAAGAGATTCTGTCAGCTACAAGGCATAGGACCTACTGAAATAGGTACAGCTTTAAGTGGTGAAACTGCTTTAGATGCAATAGTTAACCTAGTTAGGTCTGCTGCTGAATATCCATTCTACAAAGAAGGGAGAACTCCAGACTTCAAAGAGATTGACGTATGCGACTGGATAGATGATATGGGCGGTATTGCAGGAACTCAGTTCCAAGATATTATGGCTGCATTATCTGAAAGTATGAGTAGTGGCATAGAGCAACCTAATTCTACATCAAGCGAAGGCGGTGAAGAAAAAAAAAATTAGAATGGCTTGACATAGAAAGATATACAATGGGGGAGTGTCAAATACTTCCCCATTTGTTTTGGGATATGACGATGGCCGAACTAGATTTTATTTGGTACGGTTATAGGCATAAAGAAGAGCAAGAGTGGGTTAGAACAAGATGGCAAACTGCTTTACTTATTAATATCCAACTACCTAAAGGCAAGAAGGTTAAGCCTAACGAACTTTTAGAGTTAGATTGCGATAGAAGGAATATAAAGAAGAAAGTAAGAATAATGAGTAACGAAGAGTTACAAGAGGTATTAAAGAAATACGAAAATATTAAACCAGAATAAAAATGGCTAACGAAGAAGGTATAAAAATTCCCATTATTGCTGAGGATAGGTTTACTGAGACTATTAAAAAGATTGATGCTTATACTAAGATATTTGGTGAAACAGCTAGTAATACAGAAAAGAAATTAGCTGCTCTTGAAAAAGAGATGGTTAGGTTGGTAGCTAATGGTATGGACCCAGCTAATCAGAAGATAATTGAAATGAAGGCTAACTATGATAAGCTAAATCAATCTCTTAATAATGGTAGTGGTTCTTTAAAAGATGTCAATAAAAGGTGGATGTCACTTTCTTTAGTTGTGCAAGATTTACCTTATGGATTTAGGGGTATTCAGAATAACTTACCTGCATTATTTGGTTCATTAGCAACTGGTGCTGGTGCTGGTTATTTTGCATTTTCTGCTTTAACTGCTGCTTTGGTATTTTTTGACCAAAGTTTAGAGAAAACAAATACAACTGCTAAAAAGTTATTTGAGACATTTAATACCTTAAAAACAGAAACACTAGCTATAGGTAGTATATTTTCTGCTGTAAGAGCAGGAACATTATCTGCAGCAGATGCTACAAAGATATTTAACGACAAGTTAGGTGATTTATACGGTACAGCTAAAAGTGTTTATGAGGCTGAACAGCTTTATATTAAAAAAACAGAAGGATATATAAAGGCTCAATATTTTAGAGCAAAGGCTGATATAGAATACGAAAAGGCAAAAGAAGCATTAGCTAAAAAAGATGTTGCTTATGCTGAGGACCAAATAGGAATACTTGGCAAATTAGCAATGGCTACTGCTGCATTCTTTAAACAAGGTGCTTTACAAGGAGTTGGTGGACTATATGGTACTTCGACAATACTTGCTAAAGACTTTTCTGATTTACAAATAGAATTAGCTGGATATACAACTGATTATGAAGAGGCACAGTTTCAAAAAAGACTTGCACTTGGAGAAAGATATATGTCTCAAGCATATAAAATTGAGCAAGAATATGGAATTAAGTCTAATGGTGTTAAAGATAAAACCGATAAGGCCGCATTGGCTGCTTTAGGTAAAGCAATAGAGCAACAACAAAGGGTAAATGAGCAAGTATTACAAAATTTGATAGATGCTAAAAAGCAAGAGGTTAAATTATACGAAGATGATGCTTATGCAAAATATGAAGCAAGTAGACAATTAATTGAACTTGAGAAAAAATTAGCATTAGAAAAATTAAATAATGCTGGATATACAGCAAAGCAAGTAGCTGCATTAGAGTTAGGTATTTATAAAGAAAGAGATAATAAAATTGTATTATTAG